TGCATCGTGCCGATTCCTGAGGCCGTCCTAGACGACTCCGGGTTTCCGATCTGGGATGAGGCTCGTCCGCTCATCGTAGAGGCTGTGGGACGTACGATCGACGCCGCTATCTTCTTCGGTGTCAATAAGCCCAGCACCTGGCCTGCTTCAATCGTGTCTATTGCTACGGGGGCTGGTAACACAGTTACTCGCGGCACTAACGCGGCTGCAGCTGGTGGTATCGCAGGTGATATTTCGGATCTGTTCGGTACAGTTGAGGCCGATGGTTTCGATGTCAACTCCATTGTCGCAGTCCGAACCATTCGTGGTCGGCTACGCCAGGCCCGTACTACTCAGGGCTCGGAGCTGAGCGAGGTCTCGCAGACGTCAGCCTACGGTGAGAACATTACCTTCCCGATGAGAGGCCTTTGGCCGACGGGTACGGGCGCGGCTGAGATGGTCGCAGGTGACTTCTCCCAGGGCTTCATGGGTATCCGTCAGGATATTACGTGGAAGATGCTCTCTGAGGCTGTCATCCAGGATAACACGGGAGCAATCGTGTTCAACCTCGCACAGCAGGATATGGTCGCGCTACGAGTTGTTATTCGCGTCGCGTTCCAGGTCTCAAACGTCGTGAACTACGACCAGCCGACCGAGGCCAGCCGCTCTCCCTGGGGCGTTCTACTAGCTCCGTAACAACGTTGAGTGGGGATCTACAACCTCTCCTCCCAATAACAGTAGATCCCCACTCACCGATCCACTAGAAAGGAAGTGATCTGACATGGAAGGTACGCCTCCCGAGCAGCAGGAGCAGACTCCACAGAATCCTGTGGATGCCTCGCAGAGTCAGGGCGCCGGTTCGGCCCAGGATATCAACTCACCCCATGCGGGTGGAGAAGATAATCGTGAGGAAAACGCCCCTGTCCAGAATGCACCGAATCTGGAGAAGGCTGATCCAGTCGCAGGTGCAGAGCAGGTTCAGGAGCAGGTTGATGCAGACGAAAAGGCTGGATACCGAGGTACGACCCCGGATCCCACGCCTAATAGTCACTACACCGTAGAAGGTGTGGTCGCTGGTAAGCCCACCCCGGAGACTGACCCGGATGCAAGAGCTGCGGCTCTTAGCTCGGTTCAGGGTCCTGGCAAGCTAGCCGGCGGCTGATAGGAAAGGGTGGGTAGCTGTGGGACAGCTCGAACGAGTTCCGGGAAAGCAGAACTGGATTGAGTTTCTTCCTGCAGCTACCCGCGCTGCTTGGAACCGATCCATCGTCTACAGGGCCGCAGTACATATGGCGGATAAGGGCATGCCAGTAGGTATGGCAATTGCTTCAGCCCTTAATTGGGCTCGTCATATCTGTGATACTGGAGACGTTAAGCAGTGGAAAGGTCCACAGGAAGTAGCACCCAAGAGTAGGGCAGAATGCTGTGCAGCTATTGCTCTGTGGGAAACGATGAAGACGCAATCTAAGGCTACAAAATGAGCACTTACGCAACCCTATCTCAGGTTCGGAAGGTCTATACATCATCTCTAAGTGATGATGATCTAAAGAAGCTTATTGACACAGCCGAGCGAGAGATCAATATGGCTCTCGGTAATTGGTCTCTAGACCTAGAGACAGGACTGAAGCTAGACCCCACCCGTCTAGCGGGTTTTCGTAGCATATCACTCTATCGCGCTGTAGCATTCCAGTGTGAGTATCACGAGGTAAAGGGTGAGGCGTTCTTTATCGAGTTCAGGGCACAGACCACTAGCGGTAGAGACTTCAATTTGCAAGGCCAAGAACCTTATATCGCACCTAAGGCCAGCCAAGAGCTTGCTAATGCAAGACTCTACAGGCTGACAGCAGGAGCACCTTATCCATATGGGCTCCTCGGCTCACTACCCAATCAGAACTTCGATGACTTCGTCTACCCGTAAGAAGCCAAAGAAGAGCAAGACCAAAGAGCAGGAAGAAGTACCTAAGAGCGGTAAGCGTCAGCTTACCATGATCGAGAAGCTTAGAGCAGAAAAGTGCTAATTGACTATTCACATCGAGCGAAGGTCACGCGTAGAGTTACTGTCAACGCTGATGGTACCTTCTCTCCTGTGGATCTTTCAAACGAGCCAGAGTTTCGCCTAGAGCTACGGTCACCCACCCGTCCAGTTCTACGTGACCTAGAGTCACCTCGTGACCTAAGGGCATATGATGTTAGGTATAGAAGTGGATACATAGGGCCATCAGGAGGCCCGCTAACTCCGGGAAGCCGTCTAACTATTGACGGGACTCCTTGGGAGACTCTGGACAGAGCACATGAGCTTCTATTAGGACGCAGAGTAGAGGGGTACGCGCAGAGGATCCAGCCCCTACGCACACTCTATCCATTCGATGGAGAAGTGCAGGAGCTAGATACAACCACAAACGTTCGAGCGATCATCCTTTCCCTGTGGTCCTCATCGGATACGCACAATACAACCGGTGAGTACGAGAGTCGTAATGGAGAAGTGCCCATCGAGCATCTAGACATTCTAGAACTCAACCGCTTCATCAAGGTCGGTCCTAAGTTGTGGAAGATCACCTCCGTAGCCCCGGACGCAGAGTATCCACACGTAGCCGTCACAGTTAGACTAGCAAAATGAGCTCTTTCAAATTCCGCACTAAGTGGGAAGGCCTAGACCGACTTACGGTCAAATATCGGGCCGGTTCACTGTCTGTGGATGAGCTTACTACCGGACTAAAAAGGCGTCTAAGTCATGAGGCGCAAGAAGCTTTCCGTCAAGCAGCCCCTAAGAAAACCGGAAGACTAGCAAGAGGCATTAGATCACGGATCGGAATCGACGGCTTCGTAATTTCCATGAATGCCACGAACAATGGGTACAACTATGGTGGAGTTACTCGGTTCGGTCACAGAACAGCTTTCATCGAGCCTAAGGATCCGCGACGCATGCTACGGCTAAACCTTGCAGGTGGATCCTTTATCTATCGAGCTAGAGTTCGTGAATTTCATCCGGCTACGGACTGGGCAGGACAAACACGAGTACAGCTACGCAGTGCACTACGTCGTGAGTCTGTTCTTCTAGGTAGGCAGGTCGCTAGGAGGATGTCATGAACACTAGAGACATCGCACTCCAACTAGAGGCCTGGGTAGCTGACGTAACTGGCTTTAGCTCTTACCCAGACGAGCCACGTTCCATCCAAAAAGCACTTCCTCTGGTAATCTCTGAGGTACTCGCACAAAGAGTGACCATGGATCCAGAGCCAAAACTTCCCGGCATCGGAAACTACCAACAGCAAGTCCTGAAGGTGTGGGAGATGCAGCTTATGCTAATGGTAGATCCTACCGGGAATACGTGGAACGCCTCGCAAGCACTCTATGATGCAATAGATGCTCTAGAGGTATCCGTGAAGAAAGACCCAACCTTAAGCGGTAGGGTTTATATCGCAAGTCCGCTAACTGACACGAGCTATGATCCGCCCGAGGTCGAGCATGCGGATGGTACAGTGGCTCGTCAAGCCACGTTTCTAATCACGGTCGGCGAACCGCAACCATTGGAGGTATGACCATGCCGCCCGTCGTACTGAAGGACACTAAGAAGAATCCCACTCACGCCCAAGTGGATGATGTGATTCTCGCAAAGGGCGGAGAGGCTGTGGAACTTACAGACGATCAGATCTCACGTCTGAAGGCTTCCAAGCTTACTCTAGATGTCTCCGGCACTGACTCAGAGCCCGAGCCTGATAGTGGTACACAAAATGTAGGTCAACAGTCGTTCGGAGGTGGTAGCTAAATGGCAGTACATGGTGGTCGTACTCCGTACGACGAAGCAGGCGCTCTTACTGGTCCTGCACGAGTCCTTGTCGCGGAGGATCTAGTAGCAACTGCAGTGCCTGGGGACCTGTGGGATGTTATCACGCCCAAGGCAGATGTTTCCGGAGAGTATCCGGCTAAGACAGGCTGGCGAGATATCGGTCTTGCCAGTGACGCTCCCTCATATGTTCACGGTGGTACTACGGCAGGCTTGACCTACCAGCAGCCCACAGGTGAGCTATTTACCGCGGTATCTGAGGTGACTCGTAACTTCACCCTGAACATGGCGGAGTTCATCAAAGAAAACCTGCAGCTCATGGAGAACACTAGCCAAGAGACTGCAGTTGCAGAAGGAGCTGCAGATAGTGGTGAATCAGCTGGTGTGAAGATTCCAATTGGACTCTACACGGATCTTCGGATCGTCCGAGTCTGCATGGTAACCTTCCGTCCGGTTGGATCCGAGGTCGTAGACGAAGGCGGCGGCGTTACCCGTCCCCCTGCTGTGGCTCTAATCATCCCCAGGGCGCAGCTTGCTATTAGTGATAAGACGGTTAGCCCGGACAAGGGCAACCCTACATCGGTGTCTATCGAACTAACCGCTAAGAGTGAGCCTACGGCTGCAGCGGGTGCCGAGCACGGGTACTGGTTCATCGAGACTGCCGGTACGCTTCCGTAGTCCAAATAAGGAGAGCAAATAATGCCACAAAGTACAACGGTTACGTTGGGCGAGCGTGTATTTCCAGTAGTTCCACAGAAGCACGCTCGTCTACGTCACCGACTAAGTGCTGATGACTTTTCGAAGATCATGTCAGCGCAGTATTCGCGGGAGACTTACCGACTGCTCTGCATTCTCATTCCAGCAATGGATCCGAATGCAAAGCCAAACCAAGCTACACAGGCTGCCAATGGAACGAATCCAGGTATGCCGCAGTACGAGTTCGATGGCTTTACTTCACAGGAAGCCGCCGATGCAGACGAGTATGATGAGGAGAACGACCCTAGTCCCACCACAGACCAAATCATCGGTGCTCTAGAAACTGTGGTTCAGGTCAACGGAGCAGGTCGATTGGGAAAACTAATGGACTTGATCCAAGCGGGATCGAGACTAGCCGAATCAAATACGTCGACGCAAGACTCGCAAGACTCGCCTGGAGAGAATGGGGTGTCAACCTCGATTCCTTCTGGGACGAGTCCCCAAACTGTGATCGAGAACTAGGTATCACAGTACCTAGGCTACTGGAGCTAATTGACATGTCCAACGAGGTAGAGGCTGAGAGGCTATTCATGGAAGGTGTAGTGACTAGCCAAGCCTTCAATGCCCCGAAGGAACTCTTGAAGCTTAGGCCCACTGTGGAAATCGATCAGAAGCAGCTTCCTGCAATGCTCCGTGTTCCGGGGGTGAAGACTGATGGCGGATGATGTTCAGAATCTTCTCCTTCGGTTCCGGGGCGAAGCAGGGAACGTAAAGAGTGAGATCGATGATGTAATCGGTCATCTTAAGGCACTAGACTCAACTAATGCAGAAACAGATGTTAGTGTCAAGGGCGTCGCGAAGTCGATCGCAGACCTAGAGGTTCTACGCGCTACTATTGCTGCTCTACCCGATGATAAGACGATCAGGGTATCGGCCAAGACTGATCTACCCTCTAATGCTCTACTAGAGTTCACTAAGAATATTGGTGGAGCACAGGATAAGGCTAGTAGAGGCGGTCTATTCGGGAACCTAGGTAATGGTCTAACAGGCCTTGCAGCTAAGATCCGTGGAGTCGGTGATGAGGCTGACAGAAGTACGGGAATCACTGGCAGATTTGCTAGTAGCCTAGAAAAACTAGGTGCGAGTCTTTCTACTAGTGGGTCTAAGGCATCATCCAGCGGAAACCAGCTAGGTAGATTCGGGACCGAGATCATTCAGGTGTTCTCAGGAACCACGGATGCAAGCCTTGCTTCGGTATCAGCTCTAGCGGGCCTAGCGGTAGTTATCGGCATTCTAGTAGCCGCCCTGGCTGCTCTAGCCGCCTCAGCTGCAGCTGCTGTGGGTGGCCTTCTAGCTATCGGTACGGCTATCGCGGGTCTGTTGCTTCCTGCAGGTATCCTGGCCTTTGGGGTCTTTAGGTCACTTACTCAAGTGATGACAGCACTTCAGGCTAAGCAGCAAGCTTCCCAACAAGCAGCTATCAAAGATGCACAAGGACATGCCACAGCAGCAGCTGCCGCATACCAGAGGAAGCAAGCAGAGCAATCACTAGGTGATGCTCTAGCTAATCTCTCAGACGCCAGACTACAGGCGCTTCGAGAAGAGCAAGACGCTGCGGAGAAGGTCAAGGACTCAATCCTAGCTCTGCAAGAGGCGAGGCTGGGTAAGCAAGAGGCTGCCCTAGGCTTTAGGCAAGCCAAGTACGATCTACAGCAATTCCGTCTAGAGCTTGGCCTAAGCTCGAAGGATGTTGCTGACTTCTATAAGAAGTTCACAGACGTCAAGGTTGATCCTAAGGGCTTGCGAAACGCTATCGCTAACCTTCGTGGATCCGGCGGAACTACCGTAGATCAAGGTGACCAACTTAAGCTAGAAGCACTGATTCTTAGAGTTCGTCGAGCCCGCCTAGACCAGAAGGGGGCCACAGACGGGGTTCATGACGCTACAGTCAATCTTAACCGTGCACAGCAGGATAACAACAAGTTCCTTCGTCAAGGTCTAGTTGCCTCTAAGTCATATGTCGGTGCACTACACGCGGTAAGGGATGCTCGTGAGGCTCTGACCCGTGCCAATAATAGAACCGGTGTAGATACCGGGATGGCTAAGGCTCAGTTTCTAACTCATAGGTTAAGTAAGGAACAGCAAGGCCTCCTACGGATCATCCAGCAGGTGCAGGCGGCCTTTAAGACAGCGTTCGGCCCAGCTATCAATGCCGTCATCGGCGGTATCGCTAGTAGCCTTAGTGGTCTACCGGCTGCTATGAAGGGTTTGTCTGGCGACTTCACGGCTTTCGGTAAGGCTGTGGGAGGCGGGATCAAGGAGTTCTTTAAGTTCCTCACTAGCAAGGAATCTCTAGCAGCCTTCTCCTCCTTTACACAAGTAGCCGGGATCCTAGCCGGACCTATTGCTAAGTCGATGGGTAAGCTCTTTATCATCTTCACTAGGATCGGTACGGCAGCTCTACCTGCACTTCTAGCGGTACTACAGCCCGTATTTGACTTTATCGACAGGATCTTTAAGTCGACAGGCAATGCAGACAAGCTCAATGGGATCATCTCCTTCCTTGTCAGCAACTTCCAGACCTGGGCTGGTGTCTTTAGTGCCTTTGGTAATCTATTCCTAGCCTTCCTTATGGCGGCCGCTCCGGCTGGTCAAGCTTTGGCCACTTGGATCGGTAGGGCAGCTAATCATCTCGCAGACTTCCTTAAGAGCAAGAAAGGCCGTCAACAAGTACAGCAATTCTTTGACGACACACTACCTGTGGTTGAGTCACTAGTTCGCTTCCTTGCTAGAACTATTGTCGTTCTGCTACAGATTGGCCAAGATGGTGCACCTGCCCTTAGGCTTCTATTTGATGTTCTAACCGTCTTCCTTGGAATAATTAGTCACGTACTAACGGCTTTCCACGGTCTAGAACGATTCATCCAGGCTATTCCGTCTCACATCAAGGATGTCCCCGGTAAGATCATCGGGTTCTTTAGTCACCTCCTTGATTGGGCATTTAACCTAGGCAGAGACATCATCCACAGAATCAAGGACGGCTTCAAGCAGGGTGTTAAGGAAGCAAAGGGCGGTATCCTTAACATCATCAAGGGTGTTCCAACCACACTCCTACACGGTATTACCGGTCCTCTTGGTATTAAGTCACCATCGAAGGTGATGATAGAGGTTGGTCATAACGTCATGGAAGGCCTAACCATCGGTCTAGATAGTCACGCCAATAAGCTGGCTAAGACAATCACAAACTCTATGGTCAATCCCTTCATCAGTCCTCGTATGGTACCGGCTGGAGGCGGAGGCGGAGGTACACGGATCGGGACAAGCATCGGAAGCCAGACCCTAATCCTCCCGACCCCGGCCGGCGGAGGCAACGCAGATCCTCGGCATACGGCCACTCAATTCTACGAAGAAATGCGCAGAAGGGCTAGTCAGTTCTAATGCCTATCATTGATCAAACCCAGGGCATCCTCGGAACTGAAGCACGTTTCCTGTGGAGAGGCCTTACCCTCAACGACAAAGAGGCGAGTCTACCTAAGACCATCTGTAGAGCTGTTCGTGGCCTCTACTCAGCCCGGGATTCGGATAACATCACCGACAAGAAGTCCTCTAACCCAGGAGAGGTGCTCTTTCCTTCATTTAGCAGAGGCAAGACGCTCTCTTATGAGTTCACACTTTATGCTGCAGATCTTCCATCACTTAGAGCAGAGATCGATGTTATTCGGTCTGCTTTCGTTGTGGATCTATCTAACGCATACCCAATGATCCATCAACCTCATCCGTCTCTAGGGACACAAGAGTGGGGGTATGACGCACGGGTAACCGCCTTCGACATGGATGAGGTAGACCCAACCAGCGAAGATGATGCAATCTCGGAGTACCAGATCGGCTTCTCTGTGGCCCTTCGCAACTTCGATGGACGCTACTACGATCCGGCTTACCAAGGCTTTGGTCCATTCGCCGAGGGAACTACACAGGTCATCCCAGTAACAGGTAGAGCAGAGACTGAGCCTATTATCACTGGCTCGATTCCTGCAGGTGGCCCATTTCCGGCGTCGATCATTATCACCAACCACAGCGTAACTATTCCGTGGTATCTAGGCTACCCGGATCCACCGAAGCTAGAGTTCGATGCTTCGGAGGCTGGATTCTTGGGCATGCCAGATGGTGACTACCTCTTTAACCTAGAGACAGGTGAGCTACTAGCAACCCCAACCTCTAGTGCGCCCTTTGATATGTGGAGATACGTACAGCAGTTCCAATCCACATGGACCCTAGAGGGTGTACCGGGACTGATCCCGGGCAATAACAGTATCGAGGTCAACGGGCTATCGGATTGGTCTATTGCCTTTAGGAACCGTCTACCATGAGTTTCTTTCGTGTTGGCCTCACTACACCCTTTTACGGTGGAGATAACCCTGCTCCTACTTATGGCTTTGGTCCTTCTGAGTTCCTCGGGTGGCTTCCACAAGTAAAGAACACCCTAGTAACTATCGCGACCTCAGACGGGGGAAGCCGTAAGGCACAGTTCGACATCTCGATCTGGGATCCTATGCTGCAGAACCTCCAGAATAACTGGGGTATCCGCGCTTATGAGATGTTCGTCTACATCCTCTACGGACACCACGAGGATCCCGTGTTCTGGGGACCGATCGATACCCCCGAGTGGGATTCTGAAGCAGAGATAGTCACGCTAAACTGTGTGGACTACTCTAAGAAGATGCAGCAGCACTTCTTTCGTAGGGGCGATATTCCCATGCTCCACAGCTTCAAGGGTGTCATACCTATAGGCCCTACGGGATTCCAGGACGCTATCCAGGCCGCTAGGAATACCACAGCAGAAGATGATGGATGGTTCCCGCCACTAGGAATCAAAGATGGCACTATCACCTCTGTGGATACAACCTACACTATTGGCGTAGAACGAGGCCAAGAAGTTTGGCAGACCATGCTAGACCTCCAGAACAACCAGCTTGGCCCAGAGTTCGAGATCGTACCCCGCAAGTTCGATCCCACAGTCCCCGCCTACTATGATCTAAACATTAAGGACACTCTAGGGGTAGATAGGACTATTACAACTGGTCCTGATGATCCTGTGGTCTTCCAGGACGGCTTCGGTGCTAAGAACGTAAAGAAGACCCTATGGAAGCCGGGCGGTAAGATCGTCAATTATGTGCACGCAGTAGATAACGCAGGCTACAGAGTTAGCGTCTCTGACACAGTCTCAGCACAATATGTTGGAGTGTGGATCGACTGGGATGTGGCTGGCTTTAAGGTTCCTCGCACGACTAAGGGTGCAGCTGTTCTAGCGGCTAGAGGCAATGAGATCCTAGCGGCCTACTCTTACCCTCCTGACTATGCTGAAATCACGCTAAAGCGTCCATCAGAACTCTTTGACCCTAAGTACCATTTTTCGTATCGTAACCACTTTGATCTAAGCGATACCGTAGCAACCTCAATTAGCAAGGGAGCTATGCAGGCTAGTTTTGCTTCTAGGATCACTGAGGTTCGTCTACGGCAGCTAGAGGATAGTAGTGAAGTACAAGAGGAGATCACAGTTATTCCGGACAAGAGTAGATCACGCGGGATTGCGGCGGGTGAAGATCAGTAATGCCAGACTTCGTTGATGATTACCTAAGCCTTAAACGTAGAGTCAAGGGCATGCAGATCAGGAACTTTTCTGAGCCAAATGTCCTAGACCTAGCACCTTATCTTAGTGAAGGATTTGCACCAGACTACTATGTAGTAGATAGCTACCTACACAGTAGCCCTAACCCCAACCCAGCTCCTCCGCTATGCATTGTACGTGATGGTGATATCTGTACGATGTATGGGATGCTTTTGTATGAGCCAAACATGACTCCTGCAGATGTAGCGGCGGGCGAGAATTTCCAAGAAGTAACTAAATCACATTGGTATGGTGATGCTAGTAACGTTTTCGGAACTACTTACGGCAATACCGTGGGAAAGAACTCCCCTAGGGTAACCCTGGCGGGTAGTAGTGCAGGCGCTGTCGGGACACCTGACCAATACATACCCCCTGATTTTTGTCCCCTACAGAGCCAGCTCCTTACCGTACCTTTTAACTGGCAGAACTCATCATCAGGGGCCACTTTTGGAGGTATCACTGAACTAGACTATAGTGGTCGCTCGGTTCAGTTATTCTTCTCGAACATCTACAACTTTGACCACACTGTACAAGGAGGGTACATAGTCTGTAATGATCCTGGTCCGCAGCCGGAGATGCTCTATACATATTTCCCTGGTGGAGATGTAGTCCGCGGGATTCCAGGAGACGGCTTTGGGACTCTACATCTTGACGGCATCACCTACCGTGCCGGTCTAGTCACATGACTCCTCTAAGCAGGTGGAATGATGATAGGCTAGATGACCTCTATGAAGACCTTAGACGAACTATGAATACTGTGGATGAGATTGGAGCACTCAAGACAGATCTTAGTTACGTGGCTAAAGACGTAACCTCTTGTCGCAACAATATCCATAAGCTTCGTGATGATATCGCAGCTACTGCTCTTAGGCAAGCTAATGAGCGTAGGAGCGATAAGAGATGGTATATCGGCACTTTTATAGCGTCCATATCAATGCTATCCGGTGGCATTGCCATTATCTTAGGTCATACAACATGACAACCGACGAACGACGCCTTGGACTTTTAGATCGAAGATCGAAAACTTATATGAGAGCACTTACTTCAGATATACCTAAACGTTGGAAGGGTGCTATTGCTTTTAGTCTATTACTAGGCTCGGCTTGTGTACTACTTTCCGCCATACTCTTTACTCGCGTAAGTGAAGATAATGTTCGCGCCTGCAAGAGGGCAAACGACTCACGTAAAGCAATAAACATTGTTGCATCAAAGCACCCCAAAGACGGTATACCACATCTTCGGATTGTGGATTGTACCGATATTGTAAAGCTACACTAATGTCTCATCTAAGGAGAAGCAAATGCCTATAGTCGCAAAACCGGGTTGGAAGACCACAGAGTTCTGGGGAACTCTAGCCCTACTCGTTCTCAACAACATTTCGGCCCTACCAATCCCGGACCGTTACCAAGGACTTATGGATCTCGTCCTTCCGGCGGCTTACGCTATCGCACGAGGCCTAGCTAAGCACGGCACTACAGATCCAGTTGCCTCAAATCCGCTAGGTAACGAGGCTGTGGGCGATCCGGAGACTCCGATCACCTCGGGGATCCCGGTTGCTACTACGATCGAGCCCGACCAAGGCGATGCAGGCCTAACGGTCGTACCGAAGACATGAAGAGGTCTACTACATACAGCGGCCTCAGCAGGAAACGACGGATCGAGGCTAGGCGTCTAGCTTTGCAGTGTGTAAGAAAGCTGATGTCTAACCCAGCTAATGTCCATTACACAATGGGAGCTAGTCGCTGGGAGCCTATCCTACAGAAGAAGATGATCCATAAGCCGGGGTTCTTCCCCTTCTTCGGTGATTGCTCTTCAACGTACTCGTGGATTATGTGGCGTATCCTACACCATCGTTTTGGCCTAAAGGATATTGTCAATGGAGCCAACTGGACGGGGGGGTTCACGGGTACTCTACTAGAGCATGGTAAGACTGTACATCACGAGTCGGGTCTGAAGGTCTGTGATGCAGTCATCTATGGGAATGGCTACCCCGGAGAGCACGTAGCGATGTATATCGGAGGTGGAAAGGTCTTCTCTCACGGCTCAGAGGGCGGCCCCTACATTCTTCCGGTGCACTACCGGCCAGACGTACTAGCCTTCCGGCGGTACATCTAAACTCTCCCTCAGGAGGCATCGAGCGTTAGCTCTCCTCGCTCGGTGTAGTAGAAGAAGGGGTCGCCTCTGGGATGGGGGTGGCCCCTTCTTTTTGTGTGGTCTTCTTCTTTGGCTTCTTCTCCTCAGCCTTCTTAACCGCAGCCTGTAGAGCGCGAACCGAGGCCTCCGATAGAGGCTGTGGCCGACCCATGAAACGAGAGTCCACAGTCAGTAGTCCACAGCGTACGACGTAGGCGTAGGTAATCCACTCATCGTCTACGAAGTGGCAAGGCACGATACATACGAAGCCGGTGCCGTCTACATAGGATAGGATCGCCTGGTCGCCAATCATTGTGGCAGAGTGCTGTCCTGGGATATACCTCTCTACACCGCCTAGCGTATCCTGCTTAAGTCGTCGTCTAGCGAGAAGCTCGCCTACTGTCAGTTCCATTACTTGATCCTTTCAGGAAGGTTGCGGAGGATGCGGCCTTGGTCTACTTTACTAAGTCGTGATAGTCTGACGTAAGGCCAGACCACAGACTTCATTAGCACTAGTTGGGCGGTCTTTGGCCCTAGTCCCTTTGTGGCTAGGAGGATCTCGTAAATATCTACCCCCAGGAGCGGCTCAGGGCGGTCACGTAAGACTTCGCGTAGGCTTAGGTTCCCCTCTCTTAGAGCAGCCAGTGCCTTAGCCTTCTGAGCCTTGTGTTCTCTTGCTAGTTTGATAGGGTAGGTCATCGTCGTAGTTTGTCTAGATGCTTTAGCATGATCCTAGCGTCTTCTGTGGAAGTAGCTACTTCTGCGTAGCCTCCCGCTTCCTTGATAGATGCTAAGCTGTGGGCCTGGTGATCTGTGAGAGTATTCTCTCTTCCAGGCATCTTTACCTCCAGTGCCCAGTAGAGGCCACAGTAGCAACCCTCTAGGTCTGGTCGGCCTCTGCTAGTTGGCCCTCCCTGGTTCTTGTTGCAGTAGACTCCTCGTGCCTTTAGGTACTGTTGGATCTTTCGTTGGAGTGCAGCTTCATTTTTCATGTGTATACCTGTGGATTAGCGGGGGCCGTAGCCCCCACCGTTCCGTTGGTCACTAGAGCAAATCCAAATCGAGGTCTTCGATCTCGTCGTCATCCTTCTTCTTCTTGGCCTTCGGCTTGGCCTTGGCCTTTGCCTTCTTCTTCGGCTTTACTTCTTCCTCTTCGTCATCCTCATCGTCGTCATCTTCATCGTCTTCATCGTCATCTTCATCATCGTCTTCGTCATCATCTTCGTCGTCTTCAACGTCCTCATCGTCTTCATCATCATCTTCATCCTCGGGAGTGTAGTCATCCTCTGACATAAATCCCTCGAAGGCAACACGAGAACGAGGATCGTAACCGTCTGACTCTTCATCCTGTAGTTCGATCCACAGAGTCTTACCCTTGAGCTTGGCTAGAGGGAGATTGATGGCACTCTTCGGAACCTTGACTCCGATGGCCTCTAGAAGCATACGAACGCGCTTCAGGCTCTTGGGCGTGAGGTATAGCTTCTCGCTAATCTCCTTGCCCTTCTTCTTGCCCTCTAGAACCTTGAAGGTGACCTCTAGGTATGGAGTGTCCTTCTCAGAGGAGCGTCCGGTCCTAGACTTCACGATCTTGACGTGATAGTCTCCCTCAGGCCACTTAACACGACCTCCTCCGCCGCCCTCCTCTTCCTTGGTAAAGTCAATGCTCAGAACGTCTTTCTTAGCCACGTGTTACTCTCCTTCTGTAGCGTTAGCACGCCACTCTTTGATAATGTTCTTCATGTTTGGGTTACGAATGATACGAGGTAGAGTGCTGACACGGTTTCCAGTGTCATACTCTTCGTGGGATCCCACTAGCATTCGGGCTTCCCACTGTGGATTCTTCTTGCCTTTGACCTTAGCCTCTCGCAAGTAGATCCGACCGATGATACCGACACAACCTAGGGCCACAGCTCTAGATCCTGCCGGGAGGTCTACTGTGTGGAGTGCAGCTTCATCAGACTCCTCGTCGTTGATAACTCGTTCCTGTGCTAGGAAGACTACGTTCATCGGCAAGTTGCGGAAGTCTAGGAGCAACCCCTTGACTAGCTGGTTAGCTCTACCCCACGTACGCCTATCTGGTGTGGAAGGCTCTCGTGTGGGGTCCCGATCCTCTGCCTCACCTAGTACCTTGCGTAGCGCTGCGTTCTGCAGTGCAGTGATCGTGTCGATCGCTACGCTCTTGTATCCGTGGTTTCCAGCCTTTAGGTACCAGTAGACGTGAGCAACCTCATCAAAGGTTGATACCTCTACAACCTGTGCACCGGATCCTACGGCAGACCTCGTACCCTCCTCGTCGATGTCAATGATAAGAACCTTCGGAGCCGTAGCCGCGAACTTGGTCTTACCATTCTTATTGCGACCGTAGACTAACACCTTAGCGTGTGGGCTAATCTCATCCACAGGTCTGATCCTTTTGCCGATACTCTCTACGGCTTTTGTGTGGCTAACTTGCTTTGCCACCTAGACGTCCTCCGTCCTGTCTGTTCTGTCGGTGTAGTTCATCTTGATAAGAGGTGCTGTATCTCCTCCTTGGAGTTCCATTTGGCAAAGGTTTAGGAAGCTGCAACCGAAGGTGCAGGACCGATCAGGAGTCCGCGGGAAATGACCTGTCCTCTCGGCCCTCTGCATCTCTTGCGCTGTATAGACTAGCTCTTGCATCATCTGAGTAGTCATGGCTCGGTCCTTGGCAAGTCTTGTTCGACGGAACCATCTGTCGTTCTGTGTGGCAAGCCTAGCAAGCGTCTTGCGGTAGTCCTTAGGATCCTGACCTAGACGCTTGATCTCGCGGTAGTAGGTATAGACATCGCACCGTAGGTTCTGCCGTTCGGTTAGGCGTCCGTTCTTTAGTAGCTCAGGACGCGTAGGCGGAGCAGTGATTACCTCGTTGAAGATTACCCCACGAAGGTTCTTATATCCGAGGTGTTCGGCTCCCCAGAAGTATCGCGTAAGCTGTGCATCGATAAGGAGGAAGTCTGCATCCATGAAGTTCTTGACGGTCTTATGGTCCCAGAGCCACAGTCCCCCGTCGGGCTCCTCTACGATAAGGTCAATGATCATCCGGAACTTCAGACCGTTAGGTAGCGTGATTACCTCGTCAAGCTCGGAGTCGATGATCTTATAGTGTGAGTCCTCGTCCCGGTAGTTCATCAAGTAGGCGATAAAGATCCTTGCACACTCACTAGGGAGGTCGCCTAGGTCAGCCCTTTCCTCCTCGAACATGAGGTTGAACTCTGCGGTGAGCTCTCTGTGGCGCTTCTTCCAGTCCTCACCGTCGTAGTGAACCTGGAATAGCTCGTGGAGCCAAGAGCCTCTGCGTAGAGCTGACTGCTCTTTCTTTGGCTTTAGACCCATCACATATTTGTAGCGGTATAGGTTAGGACACCGCCTCCAGGTTTTGGTCCTGGAGTTCGATAGGACCATCTCTGTCATAATGTTCCTTGCAATCTTGATCCTAGTTTGCCTAGGTCTTCACGTACCTTCTTTAACATCTCGGCCCGCTTCTCTAGGTACTCTCGTTCACCTTCCATTAGGCCGCCCTTCTCGACGTTACCTGCTCTCCACAGTTCGTGCTCTACATGAGCTAGGAGTGTGGCCTGGTTCTGGATCCCCCGACAGGCTGCGTACCTTTTCCTCTTGCTTAGCTTCTGACCCATGGCTTTGTCTCCCCCCAGTGCGTCCCGATTTCGATATCGGCTACGATAGGTACTGTTACTTCTGTGGCGAACTTCTTCTTCACGAGGGACATGTCCTCCATCTGGTTTTTGATTATCTCTGCGTACTCGTCCTCATAGCCTTGCTTGACCTCGAAGAGGATAGAGTCGTGAACTGTACCTACGATACGGCATCTCTTGCGGTCTAGGTTCCTGTGGAGTTCAACTAGAGATAGGAGCATTAGATCGGAGGCAAAGGACTGGACAGGAGAGTTGATCGCCTGCCTCTCTGCCTCTGCTCGTACCTTCTCATCCTCGGACTTGATATCCGGTAGGTGTCGGATGCGTCCGATAGGAGACTGGACCCTGCCGTACCTCTGGGCTAGTTTCCTCTGTCTAGCGTGCCAAGGCCTTAGGGATTGGTAGTCCTCGAAGAACGAACGTCTATCTGCCTCTGCCTCTTCTAGTGTAATCTTGAGGTCGTAGTTATCAAAGGCATAGCTGACGAACTTCTTAGCTCCCATCGAGTAGATGTAACCGAAGTTCACGGCCTTGGCTTTCTTCCTCTCCTCCTTGCTTACCTGATCTGCAGGCTTACCCGTCATTCGCATAGCCCGGATCATGTGGATGTCTTCCCCACGGAGGTACTGCCCGAGCATCTTCTTGTCGCCCGAGAGCATGGCTGCGATTCTTAGCTCAACTTGCGAATAGTCAGCCTGAAGGAAACTCCATCCCGGTGTCGCTCCAATGACACCGCGTATGAACGGGTCTCGCGGGACTTGTTGAATGCCTCCTTCACCAGAAAGTCTGCCAGTGACCGTGCCAAAGAGCTTGTACGAGCTGTGTATCCTTCCTCCCGAATCCATCCATTCGTACTTCCATGGTCCGAGGTAGGTGTTGACATACTTAGCCCACTTCCTGTACTTGATAAGTGCAGTAGCTACTTTGTGTTGGTCTGCAATGCGAAGGAGGGTAGCTTCCGCTGTAGATGGAGCACCTTTCTTAGTCTTAGCGATGATGGGTAGCTTTAGCACATCGAAGAGAAGCTTGCCTACCTGCTGTGGAGAGTTGAGGTTGATGTCCCATCCCGCGTACTGAGAGATGAACTTGTGGATCTTGTCCCTAGTCTCGCACGCCTGTATGTATCGTGTCTCCCATCTCTCCGGGTCTACCCAGACTCCGGTTCTCTCAATATCCACTAGAGCCTCACTTGCAGGCATCATAAGCTTCGAGAAGACCCTAGCTACCCTAGGCTCAGCCTTTAGTTGCTCTCTCTGTACATGATAGAGGCGTAGGGTGTAGTCGGTGTCCTTACCGTTATAGGTGCAGAGGCGCTTTAGTGGAATGTTCTTTGCGTTCTTTAGTTCCTCACCTACGTCGTAAGCATTAGCCCCTAGCACTACTTTGCTCTGTGGCTTTAGGCCTTTCGGCTGGTTCTCGTCTAGCATATGCGCTGCTAGCATCGTATCGAAAGTCTGGGGTACGGGGATCCCCTTGCTGTGGAACCACCTTGCATCGAACTTTCCATTATGACCGATGTACTTCACGCCCTCCCTAGTCATTACATCCTTGAAGACTGATAGCACCTTCTCGGGATTAGTCCACGGAGTATCGGGATGATGGAAAGGAACTACTTCGGCCATGCCCTCTTCCCAGGAGAAGCAGCAAGAAGTGATATGGGACTCTTCTCCGTGCCAGTCCTGGAAGTTAGTTCGGACGTAAGGTTTCTCCACAGGGTCATTAGATGTCTCGATGTCCCAGGAGATTTCGGTAGCTTCTGCTAGCTGCTCTAGGAGCCATCGCAGTTGCCTCTTGTTCTTAACAATCTTGACTCTAGTCTGTGGAGACGGATCGAGTCCTCGCACCAGGTTGCCGAACCTCGTAATATCCGCCTTAAATGTACTTGTCCACTTGGGGTTTCGTAGAACCGCAGCGGGATGGATGGTGGGCATGATCCTAGCCCAATGTCCCGAAGCAACTTCGACCTTGAAGACCGAGCCTGCTTGCTTCGTAATCCCAGACTTCCCAATAACACCCCTAAGAGCAGAGTTGCCGAGTAGGAGTACAAAGTCCGGCTTGACCGCTTTGAACTCTTCGAGAAGGTAGGAGCTAACACAGGCCTTGATCTCTTTCAGCTCTGGTGCACGATTTTCTGGTGGCCTACACTTCGCTACGTTAGTGACGTAGAGGTCGTCCCTGTCGAGGTTGCCTAGTTCCTTTAGTGACTTGTCTAGCAGCCTACCTGCGGATCCCACGAAAGGAAGACCTTCATCATCCTCTGTACCTCCCGGAGCCTCCCCTACAACCATGATCTTTGCCCTAGGAGGCCCGGATCCCAGAAGGCAAACAAACTCTGCTCCCTCGTTAAGAGGACAGAGTTCACAGTCTGGGTTGCGTAGTTTCTCTCGGAAGTCACTCATGGTAGAAAGTCAGGATGCCTAGAGACTGCAGAAGGTCTACACCGTCTGGGATACGGTAGAGGGTCTTGTAGTGCACCTCTACGACTCCTGCAGAAACTAGAAGCTGAGCACACTTCAGACAGGGGGAGTGAGTGCAGTAGAGAGCGGATCCTTCAGCTCCACCGTTATGGCGGGCAGCGTATGCGATAACGTTAGCTTCAGCGTGAATGGTTCGGAGGCACCCTGCTTCGTGCTCGTTTTCCGGGACTGAACAGCCGAGGTCATCGCAGTGTGGAGCACCCGGAGGACTTCCGTTATAGCCTGTGGAGATAATTCGTCGATCCTTGACCAGGATAGCTCCAACTTTACCTCGGAGGCAGGTGCTCCGCTTTCGGAGGACTCCACAGATTTCAAGGTACGTCTCCTCTCGTGTCGGTCTCATGCTAGTTCTCTCTTTAGGCGAGGCATATCTCCTTCGAAGATGTGTAGGCTCGGGATGAACATCGTCAGGTTACCGGGGGTTACTGCATTCCACACATTGTCAGTCTCTTCTGCGTACGCCGGCTGATCTTCCAGTCCTACACGATCAACTAGCTGAGAGATAATCCACTGCACTAGTCGCCCGGCCATATAGACATCGTCCCTGAAGTGTCGATAGAAGTCACAGGAGCGGATGGGATAGAAGCAGGAGAGCTTGTCTTGCCTTAGCATAAAGTGATACCCTAGCGTACAGGGGATCCGCTCTCTGTGATGGGCTCCTGTATCCTCCGGAAAGAAGATCGGCAGATAGGCCTGGCGTGTATGTGGCTCTTGGATTAGAAGGTCTAGTACATCTCCTAGGTCACCATACTCGTATCTAATTCCGTTGTGAGGAACAAACACTTGACGACCATTAGGTCGAGTTTGGCCTGTGTTTGCAAACTTTGGCCAGAAGCGCTCCATGTACGTGTGGCTGAACTGTTGCTCCTTGTCTTGGTGCTTCTCTACATTCCCGCGATAGTAGGGCCAGGCCTTGTATGTCTCTCCTGGATTGACCGGCTTACCACCTACGCGCTCCTGGAACTGAGCCTCTGCCCAGGGCATGTTAGGTTCTGTCTCTCGTGCCCAGTCGTTAGGTATAGCCGCGATGGGAACCTCTAGTGCTACATTCTGTAGCTCGAACGTCTTGGTCTGTGGAACACCCTTTAGGGCTTGCCAGTGGCCGGTATCCACAGGAAGGGCTGCAGTGAAGTCTCTCTTGATGTGGCTTACCATTCCATCGAAGCCGAGAGTGTAGTTAGTGCTTTGGTAGGTGATCACTTAAGTGCCTCTAAGGATAGGGAGGTAAGGGGAACTGATGCCGGAGGATTGCCCGCTAGGTAACGATTGAACATGAGATCCCAGATTCGGTGGGTCGGTCCATACTTCGGTGGATCCTCGTTATCCCAACGCTTCTGCAGGAACATGTAGGAGTTGTGTGTGATCCCTAGTGAGGGGTACTTGCTGATCTTTCCCGGACTTGCGTCTCGGACCTCATCAACGAGATCGTAGACGTGAATGAATGGCATCGCTTTGATTGAGTACCACTGTAGAGAATCAACGTGCCACCGGAAGCCGTAGTCTTCAACAGAATCCCCGCGCAGTCTTGCGATGGCTTCTGCGATCTTATACGCAAGAGCCAGATCATAGCCTCCCATATACGATATGTAACTCGTTCGGCTATGCATAGTAAATACGCCTGCCTGGGACTGACTTGGACGAAAACTAAACCCGAAGATGCAGTTCCCCCACTTGTAGTTGTCCTTCCCCTTTGCATGTTCTACCATTCCGTGGACTCTACAGGACATCTGAGTTACTGTCCCGCGCTTAGCTAGGATCGGCTTCATGCTTGCGGCCTTCTCTACGAAGGCTGGAAGGAGGTCATAATCGATGTAGTCCCTCTGCAGCTTCTGGAATCTGTGCTTAGTAAGCCACAGGTCCCTCCCCGGATCGAAGTCGTACTCCATACTTCTGCAGGCTAGGAGGTTGTCGTAAACCCCCGTAGTAGCTCCTGCAGCCCAGGAAAGCTTCGAGGCGGGCATGTATAGAAGGTCTTTACAGCCTTGCACCCACAGGTCCGTTAGAGTCTGGTAAGATTTGATCATGAGCCGTCCTGTGGATTAGCCTGCCAGTCGCGACCGAGGACTTGATCCACAGTATCATTGAGAATCTCTTCGACATCCCAGTCTCTTACAGAACAGAGGCCCATCAAGTAGATAAGCAAGTCTCCGACGGCATCCTTGGCATCCGCCTCGTGCTTCTCTTCTTCGCCTCTGATCTTCTGCTTCTGCTTTAGGAGGGCGTGCGATAGCTCGCCTAACTCCTCCATCATTCCGATTAGTTGATCTTCCCATCCGCTTCCGGGGAAGTTTTTGTCGCGCCATATCTGTGTTACTAGTTGTTGGTTTCTGAGGCCCATACCCATTCCCTCTGCTTACGATCGTTTAGGTAGTCGTCAATCTCCTCGAAGATCTCGTCTAGTGTGTCGTAGTCATCTCCACCTGTAGCCTCGTAGGAGTAGAGCATTCTGTGGTCTGGGAAAACTCCACTAGAGAGAAGCGTCAGATAGCGTGCATAGATAAGAGCGATGTTATCTACCACGCCTTCCATCTGCTTGTCCTTAGTAATGTTCTCTTGCACCTTCTTAAAGCTAGGAAAGCACACGATCACGGGAGGCTTGGCTGCGGAAATGACTCTCTGGATAAAGCTTTGGTCTGTGAAAGTAAACTCCGGGACCCGACCTACTACAGACGCGTAGACCAACTCCGAGTAGTAGAGCCTATCCCACACCTTAGGTGCTTCATCGCCCTTTACCATTGCCGCTAGGGCAGTGTAAGTGTCCTGCTTTGTTACTGTGTAGAGGAGGTCGCGGTTCTTGACCCCTCGTTCTCCGGTCTTGATGTCGTACCGTTCGCAGATCTTTCTGACTAGGGTTGACTTGCCTGCTCCATCCGGCCCTTCTATTATGATCAAGGTTTTCTCTGTTTCTGAAGATAATGTTTTTCTACTACAGAGTATATAACACTCTAGAGCTTCACAGATCTTTCCTCCACATAGCTAGGGTTTTTCATTAGGTGATCGGCGACATCCCTACCAAGCATTAAAGCCTCGAAGGTAGTTTCATCTACAGTACCTTTCGCTATTAGGTGTTCGTAGAGTAGCGTGCGCGTCTCTCCATACTTAGCGATACGTGCCTTAAACTGGTCGTATGTGAGGTAGTCTTCGGGCAGGGAGTAGAAGACCATCGTGTCGGCTGTACTCATATCCACAGCTTCTCGTGAGGCTCTAAACTGACAAACCATCACAGCCTTTGTGTCGGTCCTAAAGGCCTCTCTCCTAGCCTTCCTCTCTACCCTAGAGACTCCCCCGTGGAGTAGGTATATGGAGTATCCAGCTGCCTTCGCCTCTAGTGCGCAATCCTTTAGCTCTGGGATGAAACGACAGCCCACCACAATCTTTTGGATCCCAGCCTGATCGAACTCGGCGAGTCGTCGCCTGAAGGCCTTTCTCCTATCTTGTCCAACGCAATGACGAACCCCCTCTTCATCGGTCGTCCATCCTCCTGCAATCTGAGCAAGCCGAAGGTGACGAGTGAGAACGATGGGAGCTGTGATAGCGTTACCGTCAATGCTAACGAAGGACTCGCTTGCCATCTTATCGTACGTATCTCGGCTTTCAGCGAGGGAGAATTTGATCTTCCGTACCACAGGGGGAGCGGAGGGAATCTTCTTGCTGATGAATACATGCGGTTTGACCTTGTCTCTTAGCCACTTTAGATTCTGGTATGACTTGACTTCATAACCACCGTAACCCCCGAACACCGCTATCATCTTCTTGAACTGACCGAAGTTGGTACCGAAGATAGAGTCGTCGTAGATCTTGAACTGCCCGAATACGTAGAACGGTTTGCGGTGCCAAGGAGTACCTGTCATGAAGATCTTGACCGGAGCCTTCTTAGCGAGATGGTAAAGTTTGCGCGAGATGATAGGTGAAGGGTTACCTATGTGATGACTCTCATCTACGATGATAATCTGTGGCTCGAACTTGTGTAGCTGCTTTCTCGTTACCGCATCCCACCCCTCGTACTTACCTTTCTTGTCGTACTGACGCTCCCGATCGTAGATCCACTCATAGTTCACAATTTGTACGTGCAGGACCATCGGAGCCTCATAGCTAGCCCCGTACTGTGATCCTCCTACTAGCTCACCATGCTTATCAAACAGTCTGTAGGGGATAGGGCAGTGCTTCTCGAACTCGTCTTCCCACACCCCGATGCCGTCTACAGTCGTTACCACTAGTACACGGTAGTAGGCGTACTTGAGGTTCAGGGCGGCGGCTGCGTTAATCCCTACCCAGGTTTTTCCCCACCGCATAGGAACCCATAGCCCGCCCCCCGGATGATCACTGCGGAGTAGCTTCTTAAGTGCAGGGATCTGGTAGGGGCGGGGCTTGGTCTTGAAGACGAGCTTAGTCATGGCAACTTAGGTGCAGTCATGAAAGCTCCCGCTCGATGAAGTCGGCGGCGATGCCGAATGTCCACATCGACGCCTCGCCTTTCGCGCCCTCGGCCCGTAGCGCCTCCACGATCCGGCGGCGCTCGTCAGCGCGGTCCGCGTTGCCCCACGCTCTCAGTCGCTCACCCATCTCGACCTCCATGCGCGCCCGCACCGCCCGTTCGATGATCGGGTAGGCGGCGTCGAGAAGAGCTTTCGCTGTCCCGGTCGGATTACGAGCCTGTTCATGCAAATGGGCGGCAACCGCCTCTACCGCTTCGTCGTAGCCCGGTCTATTGTCAGTCATGATGGATCTAGAACTCGTAGCACTTGTAGTTTCCTCTCAGTCTTGCACTGTGGACATTGGGCTCGGCTATGTGTTTGCTCTGGTGTATTTAGTTTGGTGTTCATCTCTTTGGCTAGGTCTACCCCGTGGACTGATGAAGATCCATAGTAGTTGTGGCAGTTAGGGCAGATCCACAGTTCAACTACCATCTGTGGCTCCTTTCTTTGTATGACTATCGCCGCAGACTTCCTCGATGGTGGTGTCGGGCGCGAACTGCGACCACATCTCCGCCCGCATCCGCTCGACCTCGCCCCGTGAAAACGACTCAGGCATCCGTATCCTCCGAGAACACAGCGTCGAGCATGGCCTGGTCCTTCTCGACCTCCGCGGTCCACGCGACGAACGCGGCGTTCTCGTCGCCGTGGTGGCCGTTCGGGCAGGTGCAGCGCGCCGTAGCGTCGTAGCGGCGAGGGCAGCGCAGGACAGGGTGCGCGCCGTGGCAGGGGCACTTGCAGATCACAGGCTCACCGGGTCCGATGTGGTGACTGCCCGTGCACATGACGTGCGGCTCGCGCCACCAGTCGTCGGCCGGAGCGCCTGCCGCGATGCGCTGGCCGGGACGAACGCACGGCCCAAGAACCCAGCCGACCGCTGTAGTCGTATCGCTAGAAAGACGGCTAGAGCTATCCTCCATCGGTGATCCACTCTCCTCCTGGTGTAATGGTTCCATCTGCCACTCCTGTTTGAACGAATACGTCTGCACCTTGCATCTCGAAACGTACTACACCATCTGAGTCGTCTAGTGCTTGGAGCTTTACCTTCTGCTCATCCGTCATACCTGCGATCCGGCGGGCAGTTACCCCTGATAGGATGTCTCTGGTCATGCTTCTGTAATCTCCACAGTCAGCTTCTGGGGCTTGCCCATACCGTCGTAGGCCTTCTTGGTGAGGTAGAGGATACCGATGGACTGTGGATCGTTCTGCTCCTTAAACCGTACCTTGTTCTTCGTGTCCTTCTCGTAGGTAAAATCGATAGTGATCGTCTTCTTGGCCATTTTACTGCTCCTTTACACTAGTGTTAGAATGTCAACTAGTTCTAGCTCGCATACTGAGATGCGGCCGAACACTTCTCTTGCTTCTTCTGTGGGAAGCTCGGCTTGAAACCAGTGCCCCATCAGCTGGGGTTCTAGGGCCACAGAAGGGATAAGCGCGTTGTCCTTACCATACAGTCTTACTGCCATCGGCACTTTGCCGAATGGGTCGATCCGTTTGTCTGCTCTACCGGGATTGCTTAGTTGAATCTTGAGCATCTCCTTAGCCGCTAGTGAAGCTAGTTCTGCAGCTGTGGTGTCTCTGAGGCCTTCTAGGGTTAGAGGTAGAGCTACCCTAAGGTTTCCTCGTATTACCCTGACTAGCCAGGGAGCCTCACTAGGCTTCGGCACGTTTCTTCCTCCTCCTAGTCTGCCTTCTAGTCTCTACGGTTCGCCTGG